GGAAGCAAGTGCAATGCTTAGTAAGGTATTGTTTATGGTATCTCCAGCTGGTACTACAAGACCTCGCACTTTAGTTAATGCAGAGAACGGATCAGTAATACAAGGTAGTGCTAATGACGTTACAGTTTTACAGGCACAAGGTAAGTTAAATGATTTATCTTTAGCTAACAATACTATCGACAGAATAGAGAACAGACTGTCGTTTGCCTTCCTTCTTAATAGTGCAGTACAACGTCCAGCAGAAAGAGTAACAGCAGAAGAAATAAGATACAGCAGTCAAGAGTTAGAAGCTTCTCTTGGAGGCTTGTACTCACAGCTGACGCAAGAACTACAGCTACCTCTAGTTAAACGATTAGTATTTATATTGCAAAAAACAAATAAAGTTCCTGACTTTCCAAGAGGAGAAGATGGAGAAAGTTTAATACATCCTAAACCTATTACTGGTATGGAAGCTATAGGTAGAGGAGATGATAGAAATAAATTACTAGAGTTTATTGATGCATCAAGAAATGCTTTAGGCCCAGAGGTCTTAACACAATATATAAATATGGAAGAAGCATTAAGAAGATTAGCAGCAAGTAGTTCTATTGATACGACTAACCTAGTTAAGACTCCAGAGCAATTACAAAAAGAAGCAGATGATTTAGCAGCTGCAAACGAGAAGATGCAAGAACAAGAGATGATGGGTAAGATGATACAAAGCCCAGCAGCAGGGAAACTTGCTGACAACTTTACTAAACAAGGATCACCCTATGGCCCTCAATTCCAAGAAGGAGGAGAAATCCCCTCAGATGGAGAAAACCTCCAAGTTCCAAACCTCGATGCAAGTGGACTCCCAGCCACCAGCTGATAAAGGCCCAAAAGAAATAGTCATCACACCAGAAATGGTACAAGAACTTAATAATTAATTACTATGCCTGATCCAATTACAATCACACAAGACGCTACTCCTCCAGTACAAGAGGAAGTAATTTCCAACCTCGAAGCAGAGGCAGCTGAACTCCAGAAAGAAGGTAACTTACCTAAAGGAGAAGAATTAATTGGCGGAGAGTTTAAAACTCAAGAAGATTTGCTTGCAGCATATAACGAACTCAAAACACAGAACGAACAGTCTGCTCCAGAACCAGTTGGAACAGCCCAAGAAATTTATGGAGAAGCAGTAGGCAACTTGCTTGAGCAAGGTAATGTTGACTACGTTTCTATGAATGAGTACTGGCAACAGAAGGGAGAGATAACAGATGCTCATTACAAAGAGTTAGAGCAAGCTGGCTTTCCTAGATCTTTAGTTGACTCACATCTAAATGGTTTACGTAACGAAGCTGCTGCTACTGAGAAAGATATACTGGCTATTCGCAATAGTTATGGCGAAGAAAACTTTGCCAATATGCAGCAATGGGCTGGTCAAAATTTAACTGATGCTGAGAAAGCAGCGTACTCTGCTGGTATTAACAGCGGTAATATCGAACAGATTAAATTAACTGTTGAAGGATTACACTCAAGATATGTTGCAAGCGTAGGTCAAGAGCCTAACTTACTAGCTGGTCGCCCTGCATCTGGAAGTAGTGATCTCTTTGAAAGTACTGCACAATTAGAGGAAGCAATGAATGATCCTCGATACAAAAAAGATCCAGCCTTCAGAGCAAAGGTAGAAGATAAGCTAGGTAGAAGTAGTATCTTTTAATCTTCTTGCCTATCTTTTAAGATTGCCTGTATTTCAGTAAACCTAGTTTTGCATTGGTTTTGAATTTCAACGGCATCGTTGTGCTTTTTAACTACTTCTTGTAATTCAGCTTGCAGTTCTTCGTCTGTTGGTTTGGTCATAAACTATTTTAAGTTAACCAATTTTACTAAGCAGCTTCTAATGTTGCTACCTTTGTTTCTAATGTTTCTATTCTAGCTTGTGCTTCTTGCAATGCCTTGACTGCTTTCATGTATAAAATAGAATACTTAACAAACTTAGTTGTACCAACAACTTTACCTTCTTTCGTAGTTTCATCGACTTCAATATTATTTTCTGTTTCTATTAAACCAGCAGATACTGCTTCAGCTTCTTGTGCAACAACACCAAGCATTTTTACTTTATCAGGATCATCTTTAAAATTAAAGTTTCTAACTTTTAATGCTTTAATATCATCCCATTGAGATTTAGCATCTACAATATTTTCTTTTAATTTTACGTCAGAGGTACTACCATAGCTATTATTTGCATTTTGTATATTACCATTCTGCAAAATTCTAGCTTTAAGATTTGAGTTATCTTTTACGCAATAAAGAAAGTATGCTGTACCACCGCTACTAGTTGGTTTAAGGTTCATATAGTGCATGTAACCATTTGTATAAGCACCTAAACTTTTATTCATTTCGGTGTATATACCATAAGTTGCACTATAGCTAGCCGTTACTATATTTTTAATACCATAAGTTTCTTGAAGTAAACTTTGCGATGCTACAATATCTGCACCAATTAATTGACTAGCTGAGTTAGCAGCAGAAGTCATAGCAATTCTTAGTCCTGCCTGTGGTGATGCAGTACCGCCTTGTTGACTGTTACTTTTAATATATATACCAGAAGATCCACCGTCAGTTGGAGTTTGGACAATAAGAGCAGTATTTTGACTAAATAAATTAGCTATTGCATTACCATAGTTTCCTATTGAAACAGTACCTTCTTTATGTATTCTTAAATTTTCTGACAAACTACCACCAGCAGCTTTAGTGAGAAATTGCATGACCCCACCACTACTAGATTCTGATATCTTTATTCTCGCTGCGTCTGCAAGATTATTTGCGTTAAAATTAATTGTAGGAGTTTCATTACTGCATTGCAATCTTATACTTGAGTTTCCTTTTAAGACATCAAGATCCGTTCCATTAAAAGTTAAATTTGCTTCTGCATTTAAGTTTGTACCATCACCAGTAACAACTCTATTATTTGTGTTGTTACTTACGGTTACTCCGCTAGCTGGTAACGATTCAAAGCTAGGATCTGCTCCGTTGTTTGCTCGTAAGAATTTACCATCGTTATTGCTATCGCCATGTGGAAGCTTAGATAAAGCTACTGCCTGATCTTGTATGTTAATTGTTTCTACTGCTGAGTTTTGTAGTTCAGCAGTTCCTACGCAATTAGTTCCTAAACTTGCTGCTGTAATAGTTCCAGTAGCTATATCTTCATCTAAGATAGTTGCGTTTTTGATTCCTTTTGATGATACTTGTGTTAGTGCCATAGTTAGCTAGGTTTTGTGGGCCATGTAGGGTTTGCAGGGTCAGATGTATTAGCGGGTAAATCTCTTAGTTGTTGCCTGTAAATTTTCCAATCATCTGACATTGCAACGTCAGAATTAGCCATCCAGTCTGTTTCAGTTAGTAATTTATTTCTTTGTTCTCTAAAATCTACCCAATCTAATGCAGTTTTAGATAGTGCTAATTGAGTTGTAAATTGTTCCCAAGTAAAAGGTAACAATTCGTGTTTGTAAGTATTAGTATCTTTATCATAATACCCTAAATTTTTAAACATTTCCTCATTCTCTGGACACTCTTCTATTGTTGTATGAGTATATGCCCAGTTACTTGTAGGATCAAGCATTTTAATTGCATGAGCTAATGTGTTTGTTGTGTGTGCCATAATTTTTATTAAGGTGTTCCGTATCCTGATCCTTGATTTCCTCCGCCAACAGCACTATCAGAATCAATTTCAATTAGTTCCATAACTCCTTGAGTCCAGTAATTCGGATCGTAAGCTCCGTTTATAGTAACTGTTGAGCCACCCTCAGAACTAAACCATTCACATCTGTAGGTATGATTGTTTGTATCGTTGGGTGTAAAAGCAGCAACACCGTTAAGATGAAAGTTTCTTGTTTGCCCAGCAGATGCACCGTTACAATGACCAGTTGCTCCACCATTAAATTCTTGTTGGTCAACTGTTACAAGCATTCTAGCTTCATCACTATTTGCATTACCTTTTATGCAAAAATGGTACTTTACTAAAACTATATTTCCAGATCTTTTTATAGCATGAGTTATTGCATTTAAACCTGCAACCTCTACCTGACTACTAGCACCTTGATTGTTAGCTTTTGATTGCTGTTGACCTGTTACAGAAGTTTTCCAAGATACTACGTTACTGTAATCATGCTGAGTTCCTGACGACCAAATAACTGCCATTATGATACCTCCGTTAAATTAAACTTATA